ACCGCAGGTTGGATTGAAGGAGACTATACTACCAATTCAACAATACATGTGTTACGAGTTAATAAAACACGAGAGGGTCTAAGAAATACTTATAAAAAGTTGATAGCTGATTGGGAAGCCAAAGGTTTCAGATGCCTTAATACCCAAAAATGTAAAACCTATGAAGACAAGAAACAAGATCCCACCTTCTTGTACAACAAGGCCCGTAAAGAAGTTCTCCGTCAAATAAAGAAGACTGGAAAGATGCCGAAAGACGCAACTTTGGAGAAGTACCAGATTAAAGATGAGGAGGTTAAGGAATGTATGGGTCGTAAAGGCATTATCTACAAGATCACAAGCCCTTCGGGGAAGGTTTATGTGGGGCAGACTGTACGATCCTTTGAAAAAAGAATGAGAGAACATAAACAAGGATCTTCGTGTTGTACCTTCTTGAAAAGTGCTATAGATAAGTACAAAGACCAAATGAAATATGAAATCATCGAGGATAACGTGCCACAAGAACAACTTGATGAGAGAGAAATATACTGGATAAAGGAGTTAAATTCTCTCGCACCAAATGGGTATAATCTAACCAGTGGTGGTACATTTAAAACAGAGTACAGTCAAGAAACAAAAAATCGTATACGGGATGGTATGATTAAATCAAAAATTGAGAGAGATGGGTACTTGGGCTCTGTACGAAAAGTACGTGATTGGTTTTATCCAAGAATTAGATTGCATGGCAAGAACAATGATATCTCATGTGGTGGATTTAAAACCAAAGAAGAGGCTATAGAAGTCTTAAAAAAATACACAAAAGACCCAGATAACTTTGAAAAAGTTGACAATAGGACCAAAAGTAGAATTGGTTATATATGTAAAAATGGATTTATCTGGCAACTTAAACATAAGGGGAAACATATAGGATATTACGCCACTGAAGAAGAAGCCGAAGAGGCTCGTAAAGCCCTTGCTCAATCCTCAACATACACATCCTCGTCAGAAATTGGTTGAACTTCACATACGGGGGGTGGTACCTCCTTTTTCTTGCGTGTCTTCTTCTCTTTGGGCATAGGCAACTCATCTATGTGATCCCTAAAGTAGAGGACGCGATCCCAGAACTCTTTCATCACGGGGAAATATGTTTTCCACCATTCACGATCCCTCTTTACATTGACTACTACAAACTCTTCTGGGCGAGGCCAATTGAACTCAGCTGGCTTATATTGAATAAAATCAGCTTCTTCTAAGTCTAAAATCTCCATACATAACTGTAATTGCGGCATATAATGTTCTGGAACACATGCTTCAATTTTACGAGACATCGGACACTTAATTTCCACGAGCTTACCAGACTCCGAGACACCATCTGGTGATCCACCCAGCCAATTATGCTCTGGGTGGGGACAAAGACCAATTTCATGGACAACCTCCCCATGTCTCTCTTCGTAAAGAATGCGAGCTTCATCTTCATATTTCTCACCGTGACGGGTTGCTTCATTCCCCATAAAACGGGGTCCAACGCCACACTTCTTTCGAAGAAGATCATCGGGGGTTTCATACTTATTCTTTCCAATGGCCGTGGCGGCATCTGAAGCAGTTAACATATTCCCACGAAGCGCTAACCACTCTTCAGACTTTTGGGCAGCATATTCCCGTTCAATCAAAGCTTTGACATTGGGATGCATGTTAATGTATTATTGTTGGTAATTTTTAAGCTGTTCAAAGAACGCTCGAGCAGCCAATTGTTCGGCTTGCTTTTTACTTTTGGCTTGCCCCCTACCACCAAATTGACCATTTATGTAGGCGTCAATGTAGAAAATACCTTCGTGATGTCCCACAACACGGTATTCTGGCAAAGGTATATTTGTAATTTGACAGTACTTCATGAGATGATCCTTAAAGTTGTCATCAATCATGATGGCATTCAAATTAACGAAATTGGGATCATTGTAGATTCTAAGAACGAACTCTTTTGCGTGAAGGAGACCCAAATCCATATACACCGCACCCACAAGGGCTTCAAAGACATCCTCGAGTATCTTTGGGTTATTATTCCACCCATTTCTCATTCCCTTCTCATCCATGAGAACCATATTGTTGAGACCCAACTTGGTTGCGATTTCGGCGAGGGTCTCGGAGCGAACGAGTTTTGTACGAGCTTTAGTGAGAAACCCCTCTTGTCTCTTTTCAAATCTATCAAAAAGGAACTTTGTGATGATAAAACCTAAAACGGAATCGCCCATAAACTCGAGGGTCTCAAATGATTCATTGAATTGTTCATATTCTTTGAGCGCGGATTTATGGGTGAAGGCTCTCTGGTACAAAGATAGATTCTTTATTTTTGTTCCAACGAGATTTTCAATGTCTTGTTGAGTGAAGTTCATATTGTTAAGAGGTGTTATTTTTTTAAGCCTTCTTCACGTAGTGTGGAGAGAGGTACTTTTGGAGGTTCAAGTAAGTGACAGTGACGTCCGCTGGTGGTTGAAGCAAATCCTTCAACTTTTCGTCCAAGATGAGTTGGCGACCGTTTTCAGGGTGCTTCAAGCCTTTCTCGGTGATGTACTTGTTGATCGCCTTGGTGACTTCAGAGCGAGAGATCAATTCACCTTCGGCAAGTCCCAAGAACTCGCGCAACTTAGGTGTCACTTCTTGCTTGCGGTTAAATCCGTTGTTGGCAGCACGCGCCTTGGCCTTCTCACCATCTGGATCCTCTTGGGTGCTCTTGACCTTGCGGATAAGCTTGGTGAGGGTCTTGACTTCGGCGCGGAGCGCAGCAATTTCAGATTGGATAGTTTCAAGAGACATCTTATATCTTTTCTAGGCGGTTAATCTTTAAGTCACCAAATGATCACAAGTAACTGAGCGAGTGTGAGGAGTACTAATATTGGAATTCTGTAGTCTGTTACCAGTCCTTGGTCGGGACGATCTATAATTCTAAAAGGCTCCTTGGGAAAATCACCTGGACATCCACCAGCGCAGCAGTCGGAGGGACACGGGCGAACTCTGGGACCTTTGCGCACCCCACAGAACTGGTACTTCTTTGGGTCGGTCACGTCTGAGTATGCGTAGCATCTGCAATCTTCAATGACGTTACAGACCATATTATTATGTGACAATATAATAATGGATACTGAAATTTATTCAGAAGCTGTGATCAATAGATTCTTGAAGAAGAATTTATTCTTCAATGATCCACTTCTTGAAAAGTATTACAAGACAGACAATCTCACCGCATTCAGGAAGAGAGTACACAGAGTTCACAACAAGGAAAGTTTTGAAAAGATGATTTATGCTGTCGTGACAGATTCCGTTCGTGACATTATTCTCAAGACAGCCGCAGAACTTTCAGAATTCCTTAAGCCCATGGGTGATCTCGTCGTGTCGGGAGGTGAAGCCTTCAATATGTACCTGGACAGAGCCGACCGTTTGGTGACGAGTGATATAGACACAAAGTTTATACCCATCATCCCATATGATGACAAATACTTTGGAAAACTTCAAGGTATAAAGCTTTTACTGTGGAATAAGTTGGGTGAAACCGCGAGGCGCATCAATATGAAAATCAAGAAGCGCCTCTCCTCGAAGACTAAGTTGGGACGATTCTTGGGTCTGGGCTTTGCGGAGAAGGGTCCATATGTCACACGACGCTACCTTCTCATCAAGAAGAAAAAGTCTCAGAGTGGTGGTGAACCAAGTAAAGGTGACGTATTCATTGACGTGGAACTCTTTGCCCTTGACCTCAACCTCAGATACTTCTCAATTGAGAAGGGAAAAATTACACAGGAGGTTCTCGGCGGTATGTTGGACATTCCCTTCATGCGACCCAAAGAGTTTGGCTATGAAGCCATTCAGGCAAAGAAGCAAGGTGTCACATACAAAAATAAGGACACAGGTGCGATGATCCATGACAAGCGTCTCTATGTGGCAGGGAAGCAATTCCTTCTTGATGATGTCTATCTCATGCAGAAGTTGGGTCTTCGTCCAGAGAAAAAGGAAAAGGATCGTCAGCGTATGTACAAACTCGCCAAAATGATCACCAAAACTGCAAAGATTAACCCAACTGACAGCATTAATACAATCTATAACCGTACTCGCAAAAACATAAAAAGTGTCCGATTTACCACAAGACGAAAAGGTAACGTCAACATGTCTCTCGCCGCCAAAGTGGATCCAATGCGCTACAAAGAGTTCACAACTAAGCCTCGGGAAGATCGTCTTTCCAAGCAGCTTGTCTACGGTG